ACCAAGTTAAAGAATGCGGAGCGTACATATCACCAAACCCCTGGATACATCAAACCAGTGTGGCTCAAATACATCTCCACAACTGAAGATACCGCTTGAGTTTCCTGTGAACGTAACTGTTCACCATCTCGATATTGCACCGAGTGATCGCCAACTTTCTCGCTTTGAACAATTGCGCCGCCCCCGCCGTTTACTGAGTATGACTTCATCACATCAGCAACTGCCACTGTGGCGCGCTTGATCCGGTCAATTACTTGGGTATTTGTGCCCGCAGTAACAATTGCATCCGCCCGGTTGAACGTTAGAAAATCCACCTGGTAACTTGCACGTACTGCGTAACGGTCAAATTCGGATTCAGAGATGGACGAACCACCATTATTTATGTAATAGAGATAGTCGATAAATGCGTCCATTCCCTGCCTCGCTTCTTAGAATACGATCCAGTTGATCACGTCAGCGGCGGTGATTTTGTAGGTCGAACCATCCTCAACCTTCAATACACCAGCTGTTAGCGATGCCTTGATATCGCCGCCTATGTTCACGCCAGAGCGAAAAGCCTGAACTAAAAATCCGGTCGCATTTGGATTGCCAGAAACAAACGAAATCTCGTTTGCGTTGGCATCATCGCTAGTCGCTGTGTGCGTGTCCCCGCAGGGGATTTTGCTTGCCCAATCAATTCCTGAAGTCATGATTAAGCTCCTTCCATCCAGATGATATAGCCGTCAATTTTGCCGGCGGTCAATGCAGCAGTACCTACCGTTACAGTAACGGCTTTTTCAGCTTCCAATTTGATCGGCGCGGCAATTACAGCCGCCATAGGCAGTTGCGCTTTGATCGGCAAACTTGCCTTAGCAGTCGCGGTCAGTAAGTCATTGGCAGCTACCAGGTGAATTGCCACAGTCGCACTGCCGTCTGAAGTGATAGCCGCGATAACGTCGATGTTTCCACCAACAACAATCGCATTGTCGGGAATGGTGACTGCCATAGGATGTGCGGCAACAGTTTTATTGCTCGCAGGCACTTCACCCGCGTCATTTGCCGCCGTGTCAAACGTGAATTTTGTAATGTGCAAGCCGGTCAGACTGGCAAGTGACTGGAAGTTGTCATCCGCGTCCTTTAGCCAGCCGGCTCCGGTCAGTGATTTGATAGCTGCCATATCAGCACCTATGCTTTCTTGTGAAGGTAGATTCCCTCAACCTTGTTGTCATAGACGAATGCGTCATGGTAGATGCGATACTGTACCAGCCAACCGTCGGAGGTTTGGTTGACTTCCGGGCTGAACAGTTTCAAATTCTCGTGTTTTGCGACCTGCAACACACTCTTGGGATGGATGATCATGAAGTTGATATCCTTGCCGGTGGAAACGTTCTTGATATACCCACCTGCGTCAACAGTCGCGCCTGCGTCCAAATCGATCTTGGTGTAGAAGCGGGTCTGCGGGACCATTACAACATCCATGCCATCAAAGCGAGTCACGCGCCGATCAACAGCATTTTCATTACCGAGGAAGCGAGAGACCTTACCTTCAAGTAAGCTCAGGCAAGCATCGCTGATAAACAGGATGCGACCTTCGCGGTCAATTTCTTTTTCATCGAGTTTCAATTTGGCTGCATCGATAGCAGTCAGAATCGAATTGGCGTCCAAAGTAGCGCCAGTGGTAGTTTGAATGCCACTCCAACCCGCGTACTTGGCAAAACGGTAGGCATCCAGTTCAGGGATGACCTCAGTGCGCATGAATTCGCTTGCGGTTGTTCCCAGCGCCATGCCCAAAGTTTCCTCATTGTCCATGCGGTCAATCACAAAGGATCGCCCGCGTTCGGTAGATAAGGTCAGGGTATCCCAACCGGCAACGACCTGTCCGGCGGGATAGCCACTCACACGGCTATAAGTGCCCAACCCGATCATGTCGGTTTTGAACACATTAACAACATTGGCTCCGGCAAAATTCACCGGTTTGGTTTTGGCATCCATACGCGCGGTAAGAGACGCCTGTTTGTAGATTTCATCCAGGATTGGCTGGTAATTCTGTGCTAAGGCAATGGATTGTGCCATTATTTATGTTCCTTTCATTTGAGACCGGCGGCATCTTTCATCGAAGCGATCAACCGTTCCGCGGGGTCGCTTGAGCCGCCCGGTTTATGTTTCATCCCGTCAACAGTCGTTGTTTCGGGCTCAGTAAACTTCGTGTTCTCAGCAAGGAATTTAGCAAGGTTGGTAGAAAATTCACCTTCCATCTTTCCAACTTTGAAAATGACATACTCCGCGTCTTCTGCTTTCACACCCGCTTTGATTACTGCAAGCTCACGTTGGAGCTCAGTATTGCGGGCTTGCTGCGCCTGGTATTCTTTTTCCCGTTCGGCAGCTTTTTCTGCCTCGGTTTGCTGAGACTTCTGCCATTCGTCGTAGGCTTTGAGTTTGTCCGGCGCCGGCATCTTCGACCGCTCTCTTGCAAGTCGATCCGCGAGCACCTTGTCAAGCTCTGCCTGGGTGAATGTCTTTTCCGGCTTTTTAGCCGTATTGTTTTCCTCATGATTCTGAGTGGATTCGTCCTGATTGTTATCAGTGGTATTGTCGGCTTCTTCTGCCATAGTATTCCTCCGTATTGTGCTCGTCAGCAATGTTGGTGGGCCGGGGAGTTAAAACAAAAAACCCAAGACACGGCTACTATTTCAAGTAACGTATCTCGGGCGGGAAACTCCGAAAACCCTATTTGGTTATGAGAGTATTATATCACAGTTTTTATTATTATATGTCAAGAATTGCGGTGTCGCTTTTCTCGATGGTACTTCCTTTACTCAGTAAGAAGAGCACAATGCGCATGTATGACAGTATTTTCGTGGGGTTTGGGGCGGTAGGAAGATCGTGGGCGCAATCCTGTATTTTCTGGTATTGAATCCTTGATTTTACTAAATATGATAGACAAATGGGATTGTGTATCAAACGTGATAAACGATAATAGACAATATATGTTCATTATCTTATATAGAATTTGAACTAATAATGTGGATAAACCACACGTTGAGTTCAAATTGTGCAGATTTTGCACGGGTTTGTCATGTGTAATATTTTGCGTTTTTTACACATGGTGAGATTATCATGTATTAAAAACGCTGAAATTGTTACATGAGAATTGCGATATGTACCCGAAACGCCAAAACGGGTACATAACAAAAACCCCCACCTTGCGAGTGAGGGTAAAAGATTAGGTGGAGCTGCCGCGAATCGAACGCAGGTATCCTGCCTGCCGGAGCGTAGCACGCAGGGCGCACCTGTCAGCCCCGTGTGTTAGTTAGTGCTTCTGCTCGCGCACCCAACAGATCAACGCACCGCCGGCAATTTTCAGCCAGGGTATTGGAATCCCTGCATTCTCAAATTGGTCAAAATAGTTATCATATACTTCTCTGGTTCGCATTTCTTGACCTTCTTTTGACCGTTTTGTCCAGGTGTCGCCCCACCGTTTTTGATCTTCAGTAAGTTGGGACTCTAACGCCTTCATAAAATCTGGTAAATATTCAAGTAAATTTTTCATTTTTTTATCCTTATTGCACCTTCCGGTATGCCGTAGCTATTCGCCGGTTAGCCAGTTTCACCTTGCGCTCATCCTTACTCAGTAACATCATATCTACCTCACTCCTACCGCCCAAAATCCGCTTACCCTCATGCGATCACTGGCAAGTGGCAATCCAAAGTTCTTACTCAGTAAGGAATATTTATCTTTCAATTGATTAATTCGTAATTGTTCGACACGTCGTGTCAGATCATCTCCCGCCGCCTTAGCAATAATCGCTCTATCCTTACTTTGCCTTACCGCGGTCTCAATATGTCTCTGCAGCTGAGTGGCTTCGTAACGGGTATATTGCTTGCCTTCATATTCGATCTTCTCAGTCGATTGGTTGATCATCGCCTGCCGTTCATCCTCAGTATAGGCAGGTTGTGATGTGCCTAAGAGGATCGGGTAGAAGGTATGCCGGCAGTTATATTGACCAAACATACGAGGCAAGCTATTCTGAATTTCGTCAAATTCTGCCTTCTTGAACTGCCTTCCCTGATAAGGTAAGTGATCCGGCGCACAATTATCATGCGCGTCAATCTCCACACCATCCGCGCCGAATTGTTCCCCAGTTTGGCGGGCAACTTCATGAGCGATATCTTTTACGCCATCAAGTACATTTTGCCGCATTGCAGAATCCAGGCGCCGTGAATACCCACTGGCATAATCGAGCGTCCTGATCCCACTATCAGCAGTCTCCCTTAGTGAATGCCGGAATGCACTGCTATAACTGGCTTGTCCCGTCGCAACCTCACTGATAGCGCGGTCAACAAGCGTGTGATAGTAAGTTTTGAACCCTTCATACCTTACTGATCCGTCAAGGTTCGCTACCCTGAACCCAATTGCGCTCGTATTACTGAGGTTTGTGAAGGTATTCCTGGTATTCGTTGCAGTCGCGGTCACAAAATTGACAATCGCGTGCTGGTACTCAATGGGTAATTGTTCCATACCCTTGGCAAGGAAATATTTGTTCATACTCTCATACGCCATTTTTGCCGCATAAGTGTATATTTCCCCAGCAGTAGCGCTTGATCTACCCAGCTCCCTCAGTATCTCAAGATATAATTCGTCTGCTTCTCTATCCGCTCCCTCAAGCAATAAAAAGCGGTCAAATCCGCCTTTTTGTGCAAGTGCGACCCTTTTACCGAGTGCCTGCAGAACCTTTGAATTTAATCGCACAAGCCCCTTGCTGGACGCTTCTGCGAGTTCGTCGAGGTGATAAAGAGAAAACATTTGCCTACGCTACCAATCTTGTCCCTGTCACCTTTCGACCACCTTGATCCAGATCGTGCGCTCGTCCGTTCTGCCTGCGCTCGTTGTAATCAGGCACGCGACCTTGTAGTTGATACCAGCCGTACCGCCTGAGAGCCAGACGGTAACTTTGCCATCATCTTCGGTCGAACTGTCAACGGTGATACCTGTGTCGGCTGTGATAGTATGGTCGGTGATTGTTTCGCCGGTTGCGAGCCATTCCGTCCAGTCGAACACATAATCCAATACTGCCGACGGGTCTTTCAATGGGTTTTGTAATGTTAGTGACATTTGACCTCTAATGTTCTGTTCTCAAATTCGATTGTCGCGGTTCTATCCTCGTGCGGTATTGCAAATGTTCTGTTCTCAAATTCGATTGTCGCGGTTCTGCAAGCCGGTGTTGGCGAGAGAATGAACAATCCGCAAGCA